GGCCGGCCTGCGCCCCGAAGGCGACCAGTCGGGTTCGGTCGGCATCGCGCACAGCCCAGCCGTGCGTAAATTTCTCGCCGATGAACGCGGTTCCTGCCTCCAGGAACGAGGCGGCGTCCAGATCCGGGACCGCATGCCAGCCCTCGGGCAGGGCGCCGAGGCGGTAGGCCGCGCGTAGCACCTTCCAGTCGCCAAGTTCCCCGAACGAGTCGATCTGCAGGCCATGGCGAACGCTGGGCTTACGCCGCTTGCGTGAACCGCAAACCGAGTTCGTTGACGGTCCAGGCGTTGCCACTGTCAACCGTGATTTTGACCTGGAAATCCTGAGAACCGGCCGGGACGGCGAACTGCCGGCGGATGAGCTTTGACGTGTCGACCCCATAGTAGAAATCCCCGCCGTAATATACATCCCCTGAATAAACCGTATCAATATCGGTGCCCGGAAGCGCCAGAGTGACCGACTCTGTGATCGGGTGCTCGCCGGCGAACAGCAGCACCACCTCGACATTGACCGCTTCCTGCCTGCGATAGCGCAGATAGCCCTCCATATCCACCGCCTTGGCGAGCACTTCGGCGCTGAACAGCGCAGAGGTGCGCGACGCCGTGATGGTGGCACCGGCGTCCGATGTACCTGAGCCCTCCAGGCGGTATACGTTGCCGTTCGCGTCACCCATGAGCACGTATTCGAGCCCGTCGCTCGGGTCAAGCACGTTCATCATGGCCGTCGGGTTCAGCGCCATCGTGTGATTGGTCACCCACTGTGACCAGGGAGAGATCCCGGACTCAAGAAGCCCCGTATGCAGCACCCAGATCTGCGAACCCCCGACAGGGTGGCAATAGACGCGGTTCAGGCGTCGGTTCTCGACGATAATCCAGTCGTCGAAACCCTCGAACAGATCCGCGACCGGACCACTGAGATCGTTCTGCTCGACATCGCCGAAGCGCTCTGTCGCGGTCGCGCTTTCGACAGCCCCCTGTCGGCCGTAGACGATGTCATTGACGGCCAGCGCCATGGCCTCGTCCCCGGCGGCTCCGGTGCGGGTGGATAGCAGCTCCATAGCGAAATCCTTCGCCGAGGCTCCTGTGAGTTTGTACAGATTGCCCAGTTTGCTGCTGACCACCACCCGCCCGAAGCTTTCGACGAGCCCATTGATGGCTCTGTTGTCCGGTTGGACCAGAAAGAACGGGTCCGATTCCGACAGCGACGATGACGGCCGGTTGGCGACCGTGATCTGCGCGTAATCGCCGCGCGCCGAGCCGACGATGAGATGGGGGAAATCGTTGCCGTTGTCGTGGATGTTGGCGAAAACGGCGCGCTCGTTCTCCACAAAGCAGTAGCGCGCGCGGAACGTGCCGAAAGCGCCGGATCCGGTCTCGTCCGTGAACGTGACCGCTGCCAGGGTGCTGCCATCCCATTCGTACACGACCTCGGCCAGATTGACGTCCGTGATCAGCACCTTGTCGGTAAGCTGCCAGTTGTGCTCAAGCCGGCCACGGATCTTCGCGTTGGCATTGACCGTGCCGACCAAAGTGAAAGTTGAGCCTCCGTCCCACTCGTAGACGTTGCCGGCGCCCTGCACGAGGGTCGAGATGGTGCCATCGGACTTGAACAGAGATGCGAAACCGCGCACCTCGCCGCTGTTGGGCAGCGTTCCAAGCGACTCGAAGCCCTTGCGCGGGCGAAACTGTGCATTGTCGCGGTCCAGCGCGAAGTTCTGTCCGGCTGAGCACTCTCTCGGATCCAGATCCTCCTCTGAGGCGCGCGAATGGACGCCGCCGCCGAACTTCAGGCGCAACGCCTCCTCGCGGTGCACCGAGCGCGGCATCAGAAATCGTCCTCGAACGGCGCGCCGACGCCCGGCAAGTGACCGCCTGCGCGCACCGGGCCGTAATGGGTGCGCGGCTGTTGTTGCGTTAGCAGGCGGGCGGCGCGGCCCATCGATGCACGGAACAGCTCGGCGCTGAACTCGCGCTTGTGATTGATCGCCATCAACTCGGCTACAGCGGGCACCAGCGCGCGAAATACCCCATCGTTAAACGGCATTGCATCCGAGGCCGATGCCATTGAGACATCTTTGTCATAAAGATACGTGTAGACCAGCCCGTTCTCGGCGGCATTCGGGATGGCATCCAGGTACAGCTGTCCGTCGGTGGGGCGAATTGCCGCGGCCTGCGCAAGGCCTGTGACATTGTCCGCAATGGGCTGGTCGGCGATGAGCGCCGCATAGCCGCCAGGGTAGGCGCGGATGTACTGCCCATTGGTGCGGTCCTGCAGCGGCCAGCGCAACGCGAGCAGATCCGATGCCAGCGCATAATCCCGATCGCCCGTGGCAAGCGTGATGGTCGCCTCGGCAACCTCATTGGGCAGACCCGCGCCGCTGACTGAATACAGTTCCTCGATGGCCTCGTTCCATGCCTGCACGGCCGTATCGATCCACACCTGCCGGGGCGAGTCGGTCAACGAGGTCAGGGCGCCGGCATCGCCGGAGATCTTGTTCAGGCGCCGCAAGACTTCATTGACGCCGTCGAGCAGTGTTTTAGCCATAGCCTTTTTCCACAATGTCCGCCTGGATCCGCGCGACCAGGTCATCGCGCTTATCGGTGCGCTCCCATTTAAGCCCGCGCTCCTTACACAGTTTGCGAAGATGCACCACGTTGCGGGGGAAATGCTGCGCATCGGGAACCGGAACAGGCTCCGTGGCTCTGGCGCTCGCCTGGGCCGTTTCACGTGGAACGGCCGGAAACCCCTGGACGTTGTTTCTCTGGCAGATGGCCAACAGCGCGTCGCGCGTGTCGGCGACATCGTGGGTGATACCGTGCGCGCGCAGCATGCGATGCAGCAACAGGCGCGATGCCCTCGGCCCCATGTTCAGGGGCTGGTTGGTGTCCATGTCCATGACCGGACTTTGTCGAGTGATCGGCATACCGTCTCCCAAAAAAAAGGGGGCCGAAGCCCCCTGAATGTCCTCCCCGCGAATGCGGATTAGTTGGCGAGGTTGCTCGCAGCGACCACGAGCCCGCGGCCCCAATTGGAATTGAGGATGGCGCCCGCGTGCCACGCCGACCATGCCATGCTCATCATCTCGTCGAACGGGTCGTCCAGACCCGAGGGGCGATCGGTATTACGCCCCTTGACGATCATCTTGATGGCGGGCGGGTTGCCCTCGCGGCCCGAGACGAAGCTGCCATCCGGCAGCTGTTGCCCCAGCCCGACCGCCCCATGGGCATCGCGCCCAAGGAGCACGATCGTGTACAGATCGTTGCTCCCCGAAGTCGAACGGAAGTCGTTCGAGCTGGTCGTGGCGCCCGCGCCGGCGTCGATGGACGCCTCGGGGGTCTGGATGAATCGCACACCGAGACCCGCCCGGCCGTAGAAGCCGAACTCGCCCGGCACCAGGGCGGTATGGCTCGCATAGGTCTCGGCCGACTTGAAGCCGGTCAGACCGGCGATGTCGTGTGCCACGTCCGGGTGGCACAGGCCCCACAGCGATGGCAGCAGGGGGCTGGAACCGACGATCTGGGACCCCGCCGAGACCGGCGAGAACGTGTTGACGTAGTTGCGGGTCATCACGTTGATCGCGTAGTTCAGATCCCCGGCCGACACCGTGGCCGTGACCGCGCCCGCCGAAGCAACGTTCCCGGCGTAGTGCAGGGTCAGGTTGTCCTCGAGCACGTTGCGCTGCAGCCAGTTCAGGCTGCGGCCGGCGGAAATCGCCAGCGTCTGCACGATCCCGTCCATGGTGTGGTTGAAGTTGAATACGTCCACTTCCTCATTGACGTAGAAGAATTGACCGTATTTGCTGACCGTCGCGCTCGTGTCGGTGCGGTGCACGGTGGCGGGCGTGCGCCCCATGCCATAGGCCGCCGTGGTGACTTCCGACAGCGGAGTCACGGTCGGCGCGATGGCGCTCGAGTCGTCCGCGGACGTGTTGAAGCGCCGCCAACCGATCGTTGCGGTGCCTCGATGCAGCATCAGCTCGCCCGGCTGGGCGCCGATGTAATACGCCGCCAGCGGGCGCGCGGTGCGCAGCAGCGTCTCGTTATACGCGACGTTGACTGGCTTGGGTACTTCGACGTCAGTTGCTGATACAGTCAGGGCCATGGTCTTGTCCTCCTGGCACACATCGTGCGCCGGACGACAAGACCATTAAATCAACCGTGTTCGCGCTTCCATTTCAGGAACTCCTGATCCGACATGGCTGCGAGATTCGGCTGGCCGTCATCCGTCGCACTGGCTTTCGAAGCCCCGCGTACGGCGGCCTGTGCCGCGGCCCTGTCGCTGGTCAATTGCTGATCCACGGGATCGCCGAACTCTTTGCGCAGTTGGGCCGCCGACGCTGCAAGGATGCGTTTCCACGTCCCCGGTTCCTGGCGGCGGTTCTGGAATGCGACCATGACCCCGCGATTTTCCATGGCGAGATCATTTAGCATCCCGCGCACCACCCGGTCGGGCAGCTTTACGGGCAGCCCATCGCCCAAGTGCTCCTGAACAGTGCGAACGGCGGCCTCGATGTCAGAGGCCACGCGCTCCTGTTCGATCGCCTGAACGGTGCGCTGGAGCTCGTCGAAGCGCGGATCGGATTGGCCCTCGGTTGGCTTGGGCGGTTCCGCCGGTTTCGGAGCGCTAGCCTGGGCATACTCCTTGTCGATCGATGACAGGAGCGTATCCAGGTCGTCGGCCTGTGCGCCGGTGGTTCCTTCGGGGGTCGCCTGCGGCGCCCCACTCGGTTCCTCGGCCACGGTCGAGGCAGGTATGTCAGATGTTGCCATGTGTTTCCTCGCTTGTCAAATCAACGCCTTGGTGCTCCAGCGTCACCGACCGTCCGGCCAGCAGGCTGAGCACCCCCTCAAGCTGAGTGAAGGCGCCCGAGCGATAGATCCAGGCATGGATCTGCGCCTGGTCGTCCACCCCCGGGCGGTAGCGCGGTGGCGGGCAGGAGTCGGCGATCTTGCGCAGGATCGCGAACCAGCGCGGGTCGGAGGCCATCCCGCGCAGAAAGGCCTGCTCGGCCTCGGTCAGGAACGGATTAGCCGACATTGCCGATCGCCCCCGATGCCTGCAGCGCAGCCAGCGCGCCCACGTCGCCGCCGATGTCCGGGGCGGCTCCGGTGTCGCGGTTGATGAACGGATCGATGTCCACCCACCCGCCTTGGCGCAGGCGCTCTTCGATCATGGCCTCCAGGTTGAGCAGCGGCTGTTCTCCGCGTGCCAGGCGCAGGTTGTCGATCTGGATGGCCTCGGCCAGGGCCGTCATGCGCTCGGCGCGCTTGGCCTGTTCCTCGGCCGGCCCGCCGGAGCCATGGGCCGCGAAACTCACCTGGTCCGGGAGCAGCTCGCGGGTGAGCGTCACGTAGCCGCGGTAGGGCTCGATGTACAAGGTCAGCTCACGCCGGCCCATGGCCTCCAGGCCCATCGCCCAGGCCAGCTGCAGCCACTGCATCAGGGGCCCCTGCAGGGATGCGCGCACGTAGTCCACGGTGCGCACGGCCCCGCGTTGGAGCTCGGCGTTCTTGGCGAACGCCGTCGTATGGCTGACCGTTTGGGCGCCCAGGCGCGCCCGGTGGATCCCGACCGCATCGGCGTACTGCAGCAGGAAGTGCTGGTACATGGCCAACAGGGCCTGCGGATCGCCGACTAGGTGCGTTTTGATGTCCCCGAGCGTGGCCCACTGAGCGCCGGGCTCCATTATCGGGCCGCCCTGAGCGGCGAAATGGGTGTCCGAGCGGTCATAGCCGACCGGCGGCAGGGAG